AGCCGTTGCCTAGCTGGCCGGCTCAGGAGTTGGACTTCACCCCGCTGGGGTTGCCGAGTCTCGATCGGCTGGGAGTGGTAGATTACGACACGGCAGCAGCCTTGAAGGAGGAGGATGACGACGACGATGAGTGAGGCCTGGAAGCGCCTGATCTGGTCGATGGGGTATTTCACGGCAGTCGCTCGTGGCACGACTGAGACCATGAAGAAGTTGGCGAAAGCAATGGAGGATGACGACGACGATGACGAGTAGAGCCTTGAAGCTACAGATCAAGCTCTCCCGGATTCGCTGCCCGAAGTGCGGCAAGCGGAGGCTGATTCAGAGCAGACCGATGCACTACGACGTTGCTCGGTGCCTGAACTGCGGGGGCAAGTTCTCGGTGAAGCGGAAGGAGGCTGCCTGATGACTGAGTACGAAGCACCCGTGAAGCGACGGGAGCGACGCGCGGCGCGGGAGTGGTGGGCAGCTGCAACCGAAGACGAGCAGCGGAAGGTGCTCATGGAGTTGACGCCGCATGAGCGCCATCGTCTGGAGTGGAGCGGGGCGATCTTCGGTAAGAGCGTGGTCGATACCGCGTTGGCGATTGGGCTGCGCCGGTTGCGAAGGAAGGAGGTTGTCTGATGTTCGCGTTCGTCGGAGTGCCGTTCGAGACCGCGGCGAACAGGTTGAGGCAGATGCTCGTCGAGACAGCGAGCGATGTAGATGTGGGGGAGTGGCACGCCCAAGACGTGCGAGGGCTCAGCGCCATGGTCAGCAGGGAAGTACTGAACGTCTCCTTGGAGCTCGAGATCGGCAACGATCTGGGTCAATGGCAGAGGCAGATTCGACCGAACCTACCCTGGGCCGAGGATCACTTCGACGAGCGAGTCTGCGGCAGACCGCTCAACCCTGGCGAGGAGTACCGCAACTGGCCTTGGGCCCGAGACTACTTCGACCAGTACTACATCGAGAACGGAAAGTTCTCCCACACCTACATGGAGCGCTTTTGGCCGAAGTGGGCCGAGAACTCGGGTTTCTCGTCGACCGTGCCTCCTCCCCACTGGGGCATCCGCTTTGCCTACGGTGACCTAGGCGACGTTGTGATTCAGCTCATCCAGAATCCGCTCACGCGTCAGGCCTATCTGCCGGTATTCTTCCCCGAGGACACGGGCGCTGTGCACGAGGAGCGGATCCCGTGCACGCTGGGCTACCACTTCATCGTCCGCAACAACAAGCTCAACTGCATCTACTACCTGCGATCCTGCGACTTCGTTCGCTACTTCAGGGACGATGTGTACATGGCCGGCAGACTCGCGCAGTGGGTGTGGAGCAAGATTCGCACCACTCATCCCACCATTGACGTGGGCAAACTTCTCGTCCACATCACGTCACTCCACGTGATGAACGGGGACCTTCCCAAGCTGGAGAAGGAGGCAAGACGCCATGCTAAGACTGGACCATGATCGGTACGTCATTCTCAACGTCGAAGTCAAGGGTCAGTTGGCTCGGTTCGCCGTGCCTCGGCACTGGTCTTGCTTCTACGTAGCTCGCTTCGCCTGGGAGGCCACGCAGGGCGATTCAGGCATGAATCAGCACTTCGGATTGGAGACCAGCGACGGGAGGTACATCGGGGCACAGACCACGATCGGACGTACGTTGATCGACGAGCAGTTCGTCAGGGTAGTAGAAAGACGAGAGGAGTTGGCGTGAGGCCGACGAGAGATGAAGTGTGCATGGAGATCGCTGGGATCATGGCGCAGCGAAGCACGTGCAGCAGAAGACACGTCGGGGCGGTGATCGCCCGAGATGGGAGGATTCTGGTTTCTGGCTACAACGGAGCACCGAAGGGGATGCCGCACTGCGAGCACCCCAGCAGAGACGATTACGGAACAGGCTGCAGGATTGCGGTTCATGCGGAAGCCAATGCCGTGGCCTTCGCGGCTCGCTGGGGGATTCGAGTCGAGGGCGCCGATCTATTCTCGACGTGCGTACCGTGCCTCGCGTGCGCCCAGCTGATAGTCAATGCGGGGATAGTCAGGGTAGTGGCGGGCGAGGCCTATCGCGATCCGGCGGGAGAGAATCTTTTGGTCTCCGCCGGGATCGAGGTAGTTGACCTCAAGTACGAGGATATGATACGATCTAGGCATGAAGACGATCCGGTTCTCTAGCAAGCCAGACTGCACGGCCTGCAAGCTTCATCGCGGGGCCGAGGTCGTCGGTGAGATGGGCGTCGGAGCGGTCGGCAACATCATGGTCGTGGGCCGCATGCCAGAGATTCACGGCAACGACTCGCTGTTCAAGGACCTCGAGACGGTAGGCATCGAGACCGAAGAATGCTACTTCACCTCGGCGCTCAAGTGCCAGAACTACGAGGCGAACATCGGCAAGACGGACATCAAGATGTGCCGCGGTTATCTCGAAGCTGAGATCCGCAAGGTCAAGCCGACGTGGATTCTGGCGCTGGGGAACGAAGCGCTCGGGGCGCTGACGAGCCACTCAGGGATCATGAAGTACAGAGGTCGGGTGATCGAGCATCACTCTGGCGCCAAGATCTTTCCGACGATCTCCCCGAACGCTGTGCTCAGGAATCCGGGGCAACGTCCGAGTTACATGGCTGACCTGAAGCTGTTCGTCGCCGAGATTCTCGGTAAGGACGCGGCGATACCGTATCCGAAGATCAAGAAGGTGGCGACGCAGCGAGGACTACAGTGGCTCGTCCAGCAGCTAGATCGCGCAGAGCTGCTGTCTTATGACGTGGAGACGTACTCCACCCCTGCCGGTAACGAGTGGTCACCCAACGCTCGGATCATCTCGCTCTCAGGAACGATGCTGGTCGACGGCAAGCTCGTCGTGTGGGCCCTGCCCCTGTCGCACCCGCAATCGCCTTTCCGCAAATCCTGGCGGCGCGTCCTGCGCTTCCTCGCCCCACACCTGTCGGGCGTGCCGAAGCAAGTCGCTCAGAATGGGAAGTACGACTGCAAGTGGCTCCGGCACTTCGGAGTGCCGATGCGGGTGACCTTCGACACCATGCTCGCGGTTCACCTGCTCGACGAGAATCTGCCGAAGAGTCTCAAGACGCAGGCGCTGATGCGGCTCGGGGTGAAGCCCTGGGCCATCAGCACCAAAGATCTGCGGTCGACCGAGCTCAACGACGTCCTGATCTACAACGCCCTCGACACGTACTACACCTACTTCGTTTACCTGGATGCCAAGAAGGAACTCAAGGAGCATCCACGCCTCGCGCGCTTGCTCGCGTTTCTGATGATGCCGGCCAACGAGATCCTGATCGACGTCGAGCGACGAGGCGTATGGCAGGATCGCGAGAAGCTGCAGACGAACAGCAAGATTGCCCTGGACATGAGGGCAGAGATCGATCAGAAGCTCATGGACTGGGTGCCCGACCCGAGCGAGTGGCCGGATCACATTCCTACCAAGCGAGGCCGGGGGGTCAACTTCAATCCGAGCAACTTCCTCAGGTGGTGGCTGTTCGAGCATCTGGAGTTTCCGGTCATCAGGCGGGGCAAGGAGAAGGATGACGGGAGTCCCGGGTGGCCGAGCGTGGCGGAAGACGTCATGCTTGAGCTGAGGATGAACCATCCGCACCCGGTCGTCGATCTGTTGTTGGAAAGGTCGAAGTGGCAAAAGTACTGCTCGGCTTTCCTGAGTTCCTACGAGGAGTTGCTGGACGAGAATGATCGCATCCACACGACATTCAAGCTGTACGGTACCGTTACTGGGCGACTATCTAGCGGTAAGAACGAGGCTGACAAGATCACAGCAAGGGCGCCTATACGCGGCGTCAATCTGCAGCAAGTCCCACGCGATCCTTTCGTGCGTGGTCTTTTCGGGGCCGCGCCGGGCTTTACTTTCGTGGAGGCTGACTTCTCTCAAGTCGAGCTCCGAGTCGTGGCATTCATCTCGCGCGACCGAACGATGCGTCTTCTCTACGAGACGGGCCAAGATATACACGCTGCAACCGCATCATGGGTACTGGGGGTACCTCAGTCTGAAGTCACCAAGTCAGACCGAAAGAAGGCCAAGGCAGTCAACTTCGGATTCGTCTATGGGATGTACCCCAGAAAGTTCGTTTACACTGCGTTCACCAAGTACGACGTAGTCTTCTCGCTGACCGAGGCCGAGGGGATCAGAGCTGCCTTCTTCGAGCAGTTTGCCGGACTATTACCCTGGCACAATCGTCAACGACGACTGGTCAACGAGTATCGCAGGGTGCAGTCTCCGCTAGGTCGAGTGCGGCATCTGCCCGACATCGACTCGCAGAACCGCCTGATCCGCATGGAAGCCGAGCGACAGGCGATCAACTCGCCGGTGCAGTCCATGGCATCCGACATGACCATGCTGAGCATGATCGAGATTCACCGCAAGTTCGAAGAGATGAAGATCGAGGGCCACTTCATCTCGACGGTGCACGACTCGCTGCTGTTCGAGATCAAGAACGAGCACGTCGCCAAGGCGCTGCCCGTCATCAAGGACACGATGGAGCACCTCCCGCTGAAGAAGAAGTTCGGTGTGGAGATCGATCTGCCCATCGTCGCCGACCTCTTGGTCGGGAAGTACTGGGGTGAGGCTCGAGAACTCAGTGGAGAGGAGGTCTATGACTACACACCCTGACAACTATCCGTACTAGCAAGGAGTGATGATGTTTCGACGTTTGCTCGCCCTGACTGCGGTGCTTACCGTAGTTACGGGAGGGGCGCTTGCGCTGGTCCTAGCGACCGGGGCGGGGGCCGATACGGACATCAGCGTCAAGCAGTCGACGCTGACGGACCACGAGTGCGACTCGACCGAGTGGCACTTCGTCATCAACCAGATCGACCAGGAGTCCGATGCTCCTGCCTCGATCCATGTCACCTGGTCCAACGGTCAGGAGGAGGATGTTCCTCTCTCCGCGTTCACTGGCGGGGTAGCTCACTACACCACGACGAGCAACCTTGACTCCACCGTTACCAACGCAACGACCTCGATCTACGATGGTTGGGATGGACAGTTCAACCTCAGCCATGGTCCTTGCAACGAGGTGACTACGACAACAACCGCGCCGCCGACTACGACGACGCAGCCCGAGGAAACAACCACGACGACGACTGCAACAACGTCGCCGCCGACGGTAGTGACCTCGCCTCCGCAAACAGTGACGCGGGTGGTGACGGCCCAACCGTCCTTCACGGGCTAGAAGACCGAGAGGAGTCGGGGCTTTGACCGTCGATGCTCCGGCTCCTCTCTCAGAACAAGAAGAACGATCGAGTTGCTGGCAAGAATAGGGTTCTGATATGATTACATCGTCGATCGAGGAGGATCTTTGAGCACCGGACTCTATGTCCAAGACGGGCGAGCGATCGCCACGCACTCCATGCTCAAGACCTTCCGTCGTTGTCCAAAGCAAACGCAGTACAAGTACGTGGAGCGTCTGCAGCCGAAGACCGCGTCCAAGCCTCTCACCGAGGGGACGTGGATGCACAAGCTGCTAGAGGTGGATGCCAAGGGCGAAGAATGGCGAGACACTCACAAGCAGCTCTCGTACCAGTTCAGCAACCTCTTCGACGAGGAGAAGCAGGAGCTCGGCAACCTGCCCGTCACGATGGCACGCATGATGCGATCCTACAAGTGGCACTACGCGCACGACCCCTGGAAGGTTCTCGAGGTTGAGTTCGTGGTGGAAACCGAGTTTCCCGACGGCAGCATCTACCGAGGCCGCATCGACAAGCTTGTGGAGGATCAGTATGGTCTCTGGATCGTCGACCACAAGTTCAACGCAAGAATGCCGGATCTTTCGTTTAGGCTTCTGGACTCAGCTTCCGCTCTTTACATCTGGGCAGCCCGAAGAATGGGCATACCGGTACAGGGCCACATTTGGGACTACGTTCGACGGAAGGCCCCTACAGTTCCTCAGCTGCTCAAGGACGGAAGTCGACTGAGCAGGAAGAAGATCGACACGGATTATCCGACGATGGTCCGAGCGATCAAGCGCCACGGGCTCGATCCCGACGACTACGCAGACCAGCTCGCGTATCTCAAGAAGCTGCAGTACCGGCACGGCGAGCCTCAGTTCTCTCCCTTCTTCAAGCGACAGGTCATGGAGAAGGATCCTGGGATGCTCAAGCAGGTGGCTCGGGAAGCATTTCACACTGCCAAGCGCATGAACAGCTACGACTTCGAGCGCGTCGAGTTCGTCGAGAGAGTCCCGGATCGCTCGTGTGGGTGGATGTGCGCGTACTCCGACATCTGCAGCCTCGAGCTCTTCGGCGGAGATCCGCGCTCCATCAGAGCTCAACGCTTCAAGACCACAGACCCACTCTACTACTACTACGACGACCCGCCCGACGAGCGGAGGGACAATGGCAGCAGTTGAGCCGATCAGGCGAAAGAAGACTGGCAAGGGCCAGTTCACCGAGAAGGACTATGTCGCCATCGCCAGAGACAACGTCATAAGGGCGGCGGACGTGCCGATCTACCCCAAGATCTTGATCTACGCGCGCAAGAAGCAGGGCAAGACGACGCTGGCGCTGACCGCCGGCAAGCCCTCGGAGATTCTCGTCGTCGACCCCGAGGAGGGTTCGCTGTACAAGCGGAAGAGCAATCCGTACATCTGGAGGGTGAACACTTGGGAGGATCTTCAGGACGTCTACGGCGCGCTGAGGACGGGAAAGCTGAGTCCCGATGCTTTGGGTTTGGGACCCGAGAAGGAGCCCTTCAAGTGGGTGGTTCCGGATGGACTTACTCGGTTCAACAACTTCGCC